TATTACATTTAACTAGGGTGAGTGTAGTACTTGATTGATGATAGCACTGATCAGTTTTCCTTTTGCTGGTCAGTGCTTTCTTTTTTGATGATGTGATTGAGCATACCGGCCACGACATCAACACCGGTTTGTTTTGTGACGTTGACATCAAGCTCTCGCTTTTGTCCCCATCTTTGAGGATAGCGTCTTTCAAGGATCCAAGCTGCCGCCCTCCAATCTCCATAACTGGTAATCTGATCAAGGAGATTCGCTTCCACGTCTGACTCGGTTGCATTGACGAACTCTTTGAACTCAGGAATCTCATCAAGCCAAGTATAATAAGTTGACCTTGCAATGTTGGCAGCTTGACATGCTGCTTCAATCGTGCATCCTTTTCTCAAGTATGTACAGATCACCATCGCCAAGTCTTCAGAGTACTTGTACCTCGCGCGCGTGTGCGTTGTGTCTGTCTTATTTGTACGATTATCTTGATGAGACATAGCCTCTCTCTTTCCAAATTCGGTCAAAAGTTTTGGATCCATTGTATCAATCTTTCGTGAATGTATCACTTGGATATTTTTTCCATGGTGAATTGCTTACATGATTTTGAGCTGGCATAGTCTCCCACTTGTAATCATTCTCAGCTGGGTTCTCAGTTCTGTCCCAAGTCCATGGGTCAAGGACTTCGACCTGCGGTTTTGGCTTTGGTTGAGTCTTTCGCTCTGGTCGAGTATGAAATTCAACGCTTCTCATGAGTACAGACCAATCATATTTTGTCTCACCATTGTGATCGTATGATCTGCACTCCATTTCTCCATGAACTGAAAGCTTACATCCTTTTGTCAATCCTTTGATGCAACGATCAGCCAACTCGCCAAAGCATACGACTTTGAACCATGTTGTATTCTCTTGACCATTGTAATGTTTTGTGACTGCCACATTGAGCTTGCACATTGTTTTTCCTGATTGTGTTTGCTTGGCTTCCGGATCACGTCCAAGATGGCCGCAGATATGAATATGATTGTATCCCATGTTAATCCTCGATTCTGTCTTTGAGATAGTCTCTTTGATAAGAGAGTTGATTTTGTTGTTCTTGAAGACGAGCGATTCTCTCATCCAAGATCTTGATTTTGTCAGCGACTTCAATTGAATCATTGTTCTTTTTATGATCCTCGATCATTTGACGAATGACTTCACTGATTGTTAATCGTTGTTGATATGCAACATATCGAAGATAATCATTTAAGCTATCATCGACTTGAAAAGTAATAGTTGTTTTCATTGTTCCTCCTTTGTGTTAATATCTCATCTATTGTCTATTAAGTCAATAAATATTTATGCTATTAGCTAAAAGGGTACTTTAATGAAAGAAAACAAGATGGATGGACTTGGGTTTGTGGATCTGATTGATCAAATGGGAGATTCACTCTCGATTGTGAATGCTGCTCGTGTCAGCTTTGGCAAACGTCATACCGGTGCATTGAGACAACAAGATCGAAAGCTCATCAAATACTTATGGAAGCACAAACACACATCTCCATTCCGACACGTGACATTTACATTCCACATCAAAGCTCCGATCTTTGTTTTAAGACAATGGCAAAAGCACCAGGTTGGATCAACATTCAATGAGATCAGTGGGAGATATGTTCGATTTGATTATGAGATGTATCAACCTCATCAATGGAGAGAGTCAGCAGAGAATGTCAAGCAAGGATCCGGAGGACCATTGATGAATCAGAATGAGCCTGCTGACCTTTACAAGTGGGCTGTTCAACATCAATATTTCATTTATAATCAGTTGCTTGATATGGGTGTGTGTCGTGAACAAGCTCGTCTTGTGTTGCCCCTGTCAACATTCTCAGAGTGTTACTGGACATGCTCTCTTCAGGCACTCATTCACTTTTTAAAGTTGAGACTTGCCAAAGATGCACAAGCTGAGATCACTTATTACGCTGAGGCCATCAAGTCAATCCTTGAGAGAGATGATGACATGAGATTCGTACTTGAGGTTTGCTTATGAAGTGGCCAGAGCATTGGATGAAACATGCTGTACTCATTGCATCAATGTCACCTTGTCCACGTGGTCAAGTGGGAGCATTCATCATTGACGAGAACAATAACCCAATCTCAGCTGGCTTCAATGGTCCTCCTCGAAAGTCAGAATCAAAGCTTTGTGGAAGTGGAAATCGTTGTTTGAGGAACTGTCAATCAATTGAATCTGGTACAAGGACGGAGGTTGGATGTCATCATGCTGAGCAGAATGCAATCTCAAACGCTGCTCGAAAAGGAGTGAGACTTGAGGGGGCTTGGATGGTTGTCTCAGTGCCTCCTTGTTTGGCCTGTGCTAAGTTGATTCATCATGCTGGCATCAAAAAGGTTCATGTTTTAGATTGCGTATATTCTCAAGATGGTATAAATTATCTTTCATTCAATGGGGTTGATGTGTTTTTTTTAAACTCAAATAGATGATGATGAGTGCAGTTTTTCATCTTGCACATCAACCCCTTGAATCATTGTCCCCATACTGATTGTTTGTTCAATGGCTTTCTTCTGTCTGGTCCTGTAATCTGAATAGGATGTTGAAACATCTCTTGAAGTCTTGAGAGTGCAGCATAATTGTCTTCAAACAATGTTTCTTTGAGTGCAATTGGAAAGATGTTTGTTGTGATGATGACCGCCATTCGTCCCGCTTTCCATCTCTCATATATTGATCCAATCAACTCAATGGTAGTATTACGAAACCAATCAGAGTATTTCTTGACACCTCCACCAAGGCCACCAAACTCATCGAGCAATAGAACGTCAACATCATGCAAGAAGTAATCAAGATGACTTGATCCTGTCTTCTTTGCCCATGACTTTTTCTCTGCCTCAAATGCTCGATAGTGATGAGCATACTTGACTTTGAATCCATCTGCTACCTTGTGTTTTGCAATGATGTACAGGAGAGATGATTTGCCGTTACCTGGTTGACCATACATCATGAATGATGGTGGTGAGGTTTGACCATCCCAATTCATGATCTCATAAAAAGCTCCTTGTTGATTTGGACTGTCAAACTCATATGATGAAATACAAGCATTGAGAGCATCGTTGGGAAGTCCAGCACGAAGCAAACGATTGAGAGCTTTTCTGAGCTTTCCACAATTGCGACATAATATTGCATTTGGATGAATGCCATCTCTCACATACTCATATCCCTCAACACATGAATTGCAAAGAGGATCGTTGATTGCAAGTGAACGATTACGACCTGCACGAATCAAGCCATTGAGGTGAAAGTAATCAGCATCAAAGTTTGTCCAGTCATGATGTTCAGGAGGCTCCGGCTTTGTTCGTCCTTGATCCTCAAGGATTGCTTTGAATGAATGTAATAATACTTTTAGTTGTTCACTGTCTCCAAGTCTTTTCATAATTATCTCCATGTTCTTTTGACTGGTTTGGTTGAATCGTAAATGTCAAAGTCTTCTCTGATCTCTTTCTTTTCAAAAGTATCTCTGACTCGTCGGATTGCAAATACATTGTGATCTTGCTTTGAAATATCATCTTTGTTCCAACGTCGCTCCATCTCAAGTCTTCTATGCTTTGCACTGAGAACATGAAAAGGAACTTTGCCTCGTTCATCGACCATATAAGAAAGACTTTCAAAAGGTTGTGATGAAGTATGCTCAAGAGCTTCCTGTTTGCTCACCATCTCAAGATCATCCTTATTGATATCTTTATTGATATCTTTATTGTTAATATTGTTAATATTGATATATGCATCATTTTGAGACAAGGTTGTATCATTTTGAGACAAGGTTGTATCATTTTGATACACGGTTGTATCATCTTGAGACAACTGTTGACTCATTTTGATACAATCGTTTGTATCATTTTGACACAACGGTTGACTCATTTTGATACAGTCGATATTCACCTTGATTGTTGTTTGAAACTTATTGAATGCTGTACGATCACAATCGACAGTCAACCAACCAGCATCTTTCAATCTTTTCATTGCTCTTGAGAATGTTGCTCTTGGGATGTCTGCATACTCACATAAATATGTTTGAGTGATTCGACCTGTCCAAGTATTCCAATCAACATGTTTCAAGATCACCAGCATGACAAACTTATCTGATGGTTTGACTTCTCTTGCTTTCATGATTTGTGTTTGTAACTCAAACTCGTTCATTGTTTCCTCCATGATTGTTGGTTTGACTCTCTTTATATATATGTATTATTTATTCACGTCAAAACTTTTTTTAATTTTATTTAAATTTTATTTGACTTAATATTTAATTTGTTCTATCTAAACTATATCAACATAAAACATGGAGGAACAGATGAACAGACTCAAGAACAAAATCAAAGCATCTTTGGCCAAAGAGGGATTCACCTTGGCTGATTTAGCTGCAAGAATGGAAGTATCACCAGCAAGCTTATCAACATACATCAAAGGCAACATGAAGATGCATACAGCATTTAAGATTGCTGATGCTTTGGTTGACATGACAGGATGTCACTTGACTCTCAATGACTTCAGAAAGGAAGAGCAATGAGATTCTCATTCATTGATACATTCGAGAACCCAACAACAGGAGAGATCTTTGAGATCAGTCAGATCTTGGAATGTGATGATAATCACGATGGAGATCCAAGTCGTGACACAACAACATTCTCATATGTTCTCTCAGGCAATCACGCCACAGAGATCGAAGTGTTTCACTTTGAACTCATCCAACTCATTAACAATCAAGATCTATTGGAGATTTAATATGTTGTACTTTATCGCCTTACTTTTAATCATCGTCATCGTCATGCTTTGGAAAGAGGATGCACCCATTGAGATCAGCAAATACTCAAAGGTCATCAATCATGATATTGCTCGATCTATATTTGAGGCCATGTCACGCATTGAGATGAGAGAAGATGAAGACATTCAAGTATTGATCAACCAAGGCAAGATCACAAAAGCAATGATTGAGAAAGCAGCAGATCAAATCCTCTTTGAGGGAGGAGAGTTTCCAGCTGAAGAGCTGTCTCTCGATGGTCGTGACTTTGCAAAGCTTGTCACATTATATGATCAATACATTCGATCAGCAAGCAAGCAAGAAGTTACTTACTTACTCAACACTTTATTTTAATAATCATAACAATCATAATCATGGAGAAACTTATGTTAAATCAAGACACAATCAATCTCATTCAAAATCTTTCAAAAAGTCCCAAAGACTTTGATGACAATATGAAAGCAGTCCTCACTTTTGGCCATCTCTTTGAGAATAATGTTGCGGTGACATTAGCCAACACTTATGTGATCTCAGGCAAGCCAGCCCTCAATGCTGACGCAATGGCCGGTGTCGTTCGTCGATACAAAGATCATGATGGTGTCAAGATCTGTGCTTATATTCGAGTTGTTGAACTCAATGAAGACTTATGTACAATCGAGACCAGAAGACGTGATGAATTGGAGTTTGACTTTGTTCATACATGGACTTTCACTTCCAAGGATGCTCAAGATCGTGGACTATTGAATCAACGTGCATGGAAGACAATGAGAAAGTCAATGCTCCACAAGCGTTGTCTCACTGCTTTATTACGTGCCATCTATCCCGAGATCATTGGTCAAGCTTACTCACCTGATGAACTTGCTGAGAATATGATCAAGGATGAGAAGCTGAGAGATGAGATCATGTTTGCAAGTGCAGAGGGAACAAGACCACCACAAGAGCAACCAATGACAAACAAAGAAAAACCTTAGCAGGCTCCATATACAAGAAAAGGTCCCACGACGACAATCAAGAGGACCTTTTCTTGACCTATGGCAAGCCACAGGAGAACAAAATTAGATGAGATCTAAATACCACACCACATATGGTCATGTCAAGGTTAAAGAAGCAAACGTATAAATAAGAAAGCCCCCTCGAGGAGTGCGAGGAGGCTACTGTCAGACCACGAGTTTTAACAATCATAATCAATGTTCATGGGGAAAACATATGACTCCCCTTATAATAAGCCCCACCCCTTGAATGTCAATCAAAATCTCACTTCACATTGACCAGCAGAGCAAGCCGGATCAAGAACAGGATTCTCACCCTCTCCCTCAACAAAGAGATTGACATCACTCCAATCAATGGATGCAAGATCATTCCAAAGTTTCTCTGAGTCATCTCCCTCAACTACTGTTTGATATGGAGCCATCTTATACTTGTGATCAGCAACATACCCAAGGAGAGCAACTCCTCTTAATGCTTCTCTATTGGTCCATATGAATGATGCAACATCATCCCATTCATCTTCTTTGACTGTACAAGTATTGCTTACATTGTGGGTCAATCCCTCAACTCTTGTCTGAGCTGAACCTGGTGCAATCCAATTCTCATATACAAGCTTGACTCTCTCAAGATGATCAAGTGCTTTTGATGTTTCACGTGAAACACTTCCAACAGGAGCCGAGCAAGCGAATGAGATAATCCCTGTATTGTCATCATAGTCATGACATGCTTGAGGCACCTTGATCAAAAGCTCTTCCCATATGGGATTGACCTTTGAGATTCTCATTCTTCTGATGTACTTCTTGGCGTGATGTGGATGGATGCCTGAAGAGATACCACCTGCAACAGTTGAAGTGTTGCCACTTGGTTTGATGCAAGTTGTTCTTGATGCTGAGTTGATTCTGATCAGATCTGCAACTCGACGATTCTCTTGATTGACAATCTCTGCACCTTGTCTCAATACGTCCGGACGAAATGACAATTCATTCTCACACATGCCAGTCATACTCACACCAATGAGAGCTTCTCTTTCGAGGATGGATTGAGTTGGGAATGCCAAGTATCCAGTTTTAGTGTAGGAGGCTTGAAGAGTTCCAATGAATGATGCTGCCTTGCAAGCTTCAAAGAATTGTCCCATAGTTTTATTTTTTGCCATGTTGATCTCTGTCAAGTTGCAACCTTGCCACCCTGAAATATATGTATATGATCCACTCTTCTCATACATCTCTTTCATCTCAAGCATGTCAATCGTAATCTCATTTACGATGTCACCATGAGAGTCACGAACCAAGGTTCCAAGCAAGCCGATCTCTGCACATGGATTCGTCCCATGTTCATGACTCTTAAAGAATGCCACACCAGGTTCCCCCCATTCCTTGGCAGCATGAACGATATCATTGACAATCGTTTGTTGTTCTTGACCATCGAGCTTTATTCCTGCTGAGATGTTTGCATAAGCTCTCTCAGGATGAGTCCTCCACCATTCACCTTGTTTTGCTGTGACCATCTCATGATCATCTTGATCGAAGATAGCTATTGATGCAGATCGACGAACACCACCACTCAACACGGCCTCGCTCAAGTACATGACAAGATCAAAGCAGTCAATAGGATGGAAGCGTTGATCACGTGAAACCATCTCTCTCAATCGTTTACGAATCTTTTCAAGTGCAATCTTCAAAGGTTCATGACCTGGTGAACGTCCTCCGGATGAGATGATTGATCCTTTTGCTCTGATCATCGAGTAATCAAACTCAAGCTCTTTGTCATGTTCAATGTTGTAATACGATCCAAGTGAATATGATTCAACGAGTTGCCAAGCCGCATTCGCCCATCCCTCAATTGAGTCTGCAATCTGCCAATGTTTAACCGGTCTTTTTTGCCAATGTTTCTCACTGATGAGAGGAGGGAGTTTGTCAGTATGTTGTCGACGTATTGAGAAGCCTGTACCACAGCCGCTCAAAAGCAACCAGAAGACTTCACCAAAGAATCGAAGACGATCACAAGTTGAGAACGTACAATTGAACATTCTCATATTGTTTCTTTCAATGGGACGGCCTCCAAACTGCATGGATCTTTGACTTGGAAAGACACGTTTCTCTCTCACCATATCGAAAGCCCAACGAATATCATCTGAGATATCAGTGAGGTTTCTTTCAAACTTTTTCAAGTGCATTGCTTCAACTCGA